GTCAACCGCTCTTTGACTAAGAACAATTTCATAATGATTGCGGTCCACTTGTTCGTATTTTACATCTGTTCTGCATGTCATACTTTTATAGGTAACTATGCCATCATTGCGACCACTGAGCCAAGGCACATCTCCCACTGTGGTTAGTACCTGTGTCCAAGGTATTGTGATTGGTGTACGTCTACTGTCTCGTATAAAACTGCTAGTAGGAGCAATGTCCCTGAACAGTTGATATCCAGGATTTAACATGCTGCCCCAACTGGCTATTTCACTGCCACCAAAAGGAGTAGCAAGACTAACACACCCAACGCTGCGACCTTCGAAATGTTTTTGCAAATATGTTGCGTATATGCCACCCAAACTGTGTACAATGTAAAAGAATGGTCCTTTTTCATTTTCTAGTGTGTCGTACATAACCTGCAAGTTGTCTTTTGCAGTTGTACTTTTATCATAGTTTAGATACAAGGGTTTTTTGGCACCGATGCTTTTTTGCACAAATGCAAAACTGCGCTCACTTGCAGTGGCGCCGTGTATGTATACAATCTTCATACTAGTATTTAACAGTTAAAAATTCAAATAATCAGTTGTTCTTTGAACAGCACTGTTTTGAATACCTTGTTCCCACTGGTCATTTGGATTGCTCCAAAAATATTGATTGGTATAAGGACAATTGGTCCACAGCATTTTTCCATTGGTTCTGCTACCAACAACTTCACTTTCTAATTGTCCAGCAACCCAACTACATCTACCTATTATAATTCTAAAACGCCCTGGAAAGTTTTTAGAATTTAACATATCTATCATTTGTTTGTCTCTAGTGACATATAGATTGTCTTCTATTTCTTGACTACTGTTTAACCTCAAGTCTCCGCTGTGTAAAACATATGCACTGTTAATATCAACAGGACCGCCATAAAATATAGGAGCATTGATTGCTAACTGTATTCCTTTTCTCAGCCTGACACTGATTCTATTTTCCAATTCTTTATTAATAATCCATCCACTAGCACCATCGCCGTCATGCTCCTGAAGATAAACAACACTTTTTTGAAAGTTATTGTCTGTCAAAGGAGGTAAGCTAACCAGCATTTGTTTTTCAAAATTCATTTTGTTTTTCCAAAATCAATATCAAAGTTAACTCCACCGTGTTGCAGTTCTTGTGCTAGTTGGCATACATCATCAAACAATGCTTGACATGCTGCACGATCATAAGTTCCTTGTACACGATAACGTTCTCTGTGTAAAGCCAATGCTTTTTCATGCAGTACTTGGGCTTTTTGATATATTGCTTCTACACTATGGGTCATGCTTAATCCTGTTTAGTTGTATTATACACATATTTAACCGTTTGTCAATAAATACAACTGGAGAGAGAACATGGACGCAGAGATAATGAACGCAGGCGAGGTGGGCCTTGAAGTCACCAATTTGATAATGCCATTTATAAGTGCATTACTTGTTTTAGTCATAACATTGTGGTTTAAAGATTTTGCAACTAAGATTGCAAAAGGCATGATGTTTAAGATGAACAAAGCATTTAACGAAGGCGATACAGTAATATTGGATGGCAATGAGGCACTAATTGTCAAAATAGGACTCAGCGAAACTGTGTTCGGGGTGTATAGCGACAGAGGTTATACTTGGCGTTACGTACCTAACGAGCGCATCCCTATGTTAAAACTTGAAAAAGTAATTAACAAAGATCTCCATTTAGATACTGAAGCTGAAAAAGCCGCTAAACTTCAATCAATGATTGATAGTGTGCAAGACAGCAAAATCAGTGCAAATTCAGAAGCTATTGAGGAGATCAAGAATGGCTCTAAAAAGTGAGTTTAGCTATGCTAACGCACTAGAATGTGCAAACCTAAGTAACCTTGCGTACAAAGAAGAGAAAGCCTTTAAAGAAGCTGCCACTGCCTTGGGATACAAAAACATCAAATACTTTAATGTAGATGGTGCTCAAGCATATGGTATGAGTCAAGGCGATTACATTGTATTAGCTTTTAGAGGTACAGAACCTACTCAGTTCAATGACGTTAAAGCAGACTTGAATGCACTACACGTTAAGAACGAACTAGGTGCTGGTCGTGTTCACAAAGGATTCAAAAAAGAAGTTGATGATATTTGGGATCAAATTGAACAATGGATTGCAAAACGTAATTTCAAACAAGCATATACAACAGGACACAGTCTTGGAGGTGCAATGAGTACTATTGCTTGTAGTAGATTACCAGAAGGTACAATTTGTTATAACTTTGGTTCTCCACGTGTTGGCACAGATGCGTGGGTTAAAGAATTTAACAAAAAGTTTACATTGCATAGATTTGTTAATAACAACGATATTGTACCACGTGTACCGCCTGCATTTTTATTCTATCGTCATGCAGGCAATTTACACTACATTAATACCTACGGGCAAATTCGTAACAGTACCGTATGGCAAAGATTAAAAGATAGATTCAGAGGATATAGAATAGCATGGGCAAATCGCAAATGGTTCGACAGTATCGAAGATCACGGCATGCCAAATTACATCAATAGAATTGCTAACTTTATCAAATAAAAGGATTACCCCTAGCCCAAGCTACTAGACTTTTTCTCGTTCCTTGGGTTATAGGGGTGATTCGATGAGCTAACATACTAGGAAAAAATACTGCTTGATTTCTTTTAAGTCTCATAGTACCAATTGATGAAAATTCAAAATCTCCTCCTTCGTAGTCCTCAGTAAGTAACACACTAGCACTTAATTTTCTAATAGGGCTATTATCATAATTATGAGGAGGACCGTCAGTATGCCAATTGAAAAATTCTTGTTGCTTATATTCGGTATGTTGTATAGTTTCGATAAACTGTAAATCAAATTTAAATTTCGAATTGTTAACCCAAGAGAACGCATCTCCTAGTTTTTTATAAATTGGATTAATAGATTCATTATCGTCTGCTGATAGCCATTTCACTGTGCTAGAGCGAACTTCATTATTTTTTGCCATTTTATCTAGTTCTGCCTGATTACCTACCTCTGCTTCGATTGATTCAGTATTGTTTGCAATTTGCTCTATCAGTGACAGCTCAGATTCATCAAATACATTGTCTAGTATAAAATACCAATCAGTGTTTTGTACATTAGGATTTTTAAAATAAAACATTTTTCTATCAAATAAAATTAGGGCCACGTGCCCATGCAATAAGACTTTGCCTATTTCCTTGAGTAATAGGACTTACTGTGTGAGGCATGAAACTAGGAAAAAATATTGCACTGTTTCTTTTTATCTTCCCCACTTCCCATCCATGTTGTTTGCTAGCAAAACTAAATTCACCACCTTCATAATCTTCATTGAGCAGTATACTACAACTAATTTTCCTAATAGGGCTGTTATCTGGTTTTTTCATTACGTCATCGATGTGCCAATCAAAATGGTCATCTTTGTCATAACTCAAATGCTGTAACGGTTCAATAAAATCTAATGCAAACTGAAATTTTGTGTCATTAACCCATCTAAAAATATTGGCTAGAGTATTATACACATCCTGCATATCGTTTTCGTTTGCAAGCCAGGTTGGTGTATTTTTTCTAATTGCATCTTGAGGTTGTGTGCTGGGATCTGTGTTTTCTACTGCTTGGTTAATAATGTCAATTTGTTGTTCACTGAAAACATCATCTACAACAAAGTGCCAAGTACTATCAATTGCTTCAGGATTTCTTAAATATATCATAATTTAAAATAACATCTATATCGGTGTTTGTCAACCGCCTGGAACAAATTTATTTTTTGGTTTGTACCAAATTTTCTGTTGATGTATTCTGCCGAGAAGTTCTTGTATCTCATGCATTTCATCTTTTAATTTTGTTGAAGTTTCTCCTTGAGCAATAGCTAATCCTCTACGACCAGCCTTTGCTCTTAGTGCTTGTTCAATAATTTCAATATCTCTTACGTTTAAATCAAACTTTAGATTTGGTTTCATTTAATATCTCTTTTGTAATTTTGTTTGCTGGCATACAAGCCACATTTACTATTGTATCATTGAATCCTGCAACATCAATAACTTCTATAGCAAGTCTATCACTGTTAGCAGGATTGATGATATACTGTTTACATTCATTTTGTGTTTCGAATTGCAGTGTCTTGACGGCAAACGGATCTGCTTCTAACATTGCAAACACAATAAGCCACTTCATAATTTAATCCATTTTACTTTTGCATAATGAGCGTCTAACATGTCTTTGTAGTCAATGGCATCAAGCACATTGTCAAATACTTGTGATACTGTTTTGTTATTGAAATATCCTATAATTCGAATCATGTTCTATTGCCTCTTAGTGCAAAGTACATTCCACCTACCCATAATAGTACATGGAAGTTATCATAAAGTATCACGTCCCAGAAACTTGCTGGCTCTCCGACCCAAATCACACCTGTCATAATACCTGTGATAGTTATGCCACTAAACCTTGTTATCAAGTCTCCTAGTTCTTTTAGCCAGTTCTTTGTATATGATAACAGTCCTCCCATTATCAAACCAACTCCACTGCCAATTTCACCCAGAACAACAAAAGTCCAAACCAACAATGTTAGTTCAAATCCCGCTGCGGTATCAGCATCGATTGGCCATTTGTCAAAGCCTTGCTGTAGGAATATAACAATTAGAGGAATTCGTATGAGCCAATGGCTCATACAAAACTCTGGTATGCGTGACGTAACTGCTGATATCATGGCAACGCCTCGAGTAATTCAGCCAATTTATTTTTTGACTTGCCTGTTACTCTGGCATCACGAATAGCATCTACTGCTTCTTGTGTTAGGTCACCTACAACCACAATGGCAATCATACCCATTGACTTGTGTGGTGTGCATTGATATAGATACACGCCTGGTGTATCAAATGTATATGAGTATTCTTTTGATAGTTTTGATTTCTTTGGTGCTTCCCAACCATCTGGGCCTGCGATAAATTCTACATTATGACCTTTTGATGTTGGAATCCATGTGATTGTAGTGCCAACTTCTACTGCTGCAATGTCGGTACCATAAACCATCTTGGCTCCGTCGTCTCTTTTGTTTAGCATTTCAATAGCTATATCTCCTGCATATACAGGAAAAGACATAGCCATTAAAACTGCTACAGTAATTGATAGTAGTTTCATTTGTTGTCCTTTACGTTAAGATTACTTGGAGAATACTGTTCTGAATTGTATCCTGATCCTGATCCGTCGACTCCGCTGTTGCATCCAACAACTACTAATAATAAAAAGAAAGCAGACCAAGCTGTTACACGTTTACTCCAAAGAATAAAACCGTCCATTGCTTGTTCTGCTTGTTTTTGTGCTTGTTGTGCTGGGGTCATTGACATAAATCCTCATATCTAGTTGTATGATGACGATGTCGACTTAGATCTCTTTCCCAATCAATAGCACCGCTAACGGAAAAGAAGTTCAAAAAGAATTTTATCATACTTGCCTCCTATACTATAATATATAGTACATCGAAACTGAAAAATCAAGAGTTTCGATGTACTTTATAGTGCGTTAAATTGTAGCGGCAAATTATTTAGATGATTTAATGCTGTTAATTTGCATCATGCAGTGTTTTGCTTCTTTGTAGTATCCCAAAGATGCAAGGTGTGCTGCGGCTCTGCTATATCCAACAACTTCACACCACTTATTAAAGCTTCTACCAAATCCGCGAAACGGATTTACGAGTGTGTTCATTACTATTGCAGTCATTACACCCATCCTTTTAAATTGGCGTTTACTTCGTCTGCGTAATGCTTGTCTGCTAGATATCTGATGTCGCAACGTGCAATTCCAATATCATTTAATTCCATATCAGAAAGTTTGCTTAGTTCTTTGATTGTTGCATTTCTACCTTCGCGGGCTTTTAGTTTTACTTCTAGATTTTTAAACCAGGTAGCTACCCCTTTAAGTCCTACCCAGCCAAATGTATTTGCTACTAGTGTAGTCATTTCGCTATTCCTTTACAATTTTATGTTGATGCTTGAGGGAAGCAATACCCCGGTCTCTTCCGGCGTCACCACTTGTAAGGCATGGGATATGCCCTAGTCTTTCCTAGTGCCACTCATTTTTTCTGAGCTGAGGTCGCTCTGTTGTGTTAACAATTTTATTTATAATTATAGTACAGCAATTCTGACCTATTAGCTACAGCAAAGATTAAAAAGACGTTATGCATTTTGTGCATAGCTTATTTTAGTTTGAAACCAATACGGCCTTTTTGTCCTGTTGCAAAATAAGTCTTGTTGACCAACTGCGGCGCACCTTTGAACACTGCTGGAAACTTGGTATAGTATTGCATTGTTACTGCATCTCTGCCTTGTGCTTGCTGTGCTTTGGTAACCAATTGTACATACTCGTTGTTGTTGAGTACTTCCAGCATAGCATTTTTAAATTGTTCGTTTGCATTTACTTGTGGAATGACTGCATTCATAACGGCTGTTAGTGCATGCCAAAATACTCTATAGTCTGGTCTTTCTTGTGTACCAGTGGCAACACCTTGTTGTTGTGTCATTTGCTGTAAGCGTTCACTTTGCAAATCACCAATGTTTTGTGTGCGCTTGTCCAAGTTTGCCATTGCTCTAATATCATCATCGTCGATAATATTAAACATACGTGCTACTTTTAGTGGACCATTTACTGCACTCTCAGTTGCAAGCAATTCAATAATTTTTGCACCTTCTGGAAAACGCTGTTCGATTTCTGGTGTCATTTGTTTGTAAACACCACTAAGACTGCTGGCTGCGCCACCACTTGTGCTGATCTTACTGCTAACTTGAATACTACGTCCGTCTGCTGTTTGAATAATACTGTCGATTAATTCTGCTGCTTTGTCCTGAGGAAACATAACACTACTACCAGCTAGATTGGTTAAATTAAATGCTTCCATCATTTTTGCTGTATCGCCTGTGACACTACCAGGATTACTCATAAGTGCAATTGGACCTAGATATTCTCCACCATACTTTTGTAAAACATTGTAATATTTTCCAGCGCCTGGGATCGGATTTTGTTGACCTTTCAATGCTTGGTCAACTGCATCTGCCATAACTTCTCCAAGATCACCTAGTGCTTGTGTGCCTTGTTTGATTTGTTGTGCTAATTGACTTGCTGTGCGATAGTTTTCGTCAGGAATTAAATCTGCTGGTTTGATTGGCACACTTTCTTTTTCTGCACCTTGACTGAACTTATATCCTCTGAGTGTTTTCCACATGGTGTGTACACCTTGTGGTGGAATAGCTCTGATGTAACGTACCCAGTATTGAGGTTGATTGTTGCTGTCAGTCACTGACGCAATAATAGCGGCTCTGGTTCCACTGTTGGGTTTGTTGTCATCAACTCGTGTGTTTGTGTCTGGAATAACACTGTCTACAGCCTGCATCATTTGATCCATATCTTCATATGAATCACCGCCTTCGTTGGGCAACACTGTAATGTCTTGTATAGTAAGAATGTCGCTAGGATCTGTATCGCTAACGTATGTTTCGCCAGGTGCTCTTGCAGTCACACCTCTGGATTCTAATAGTTCAAATGCTCTCATGCAACTATTTATTAATTTCCAGTAGTTGTGCTTTCGTATGTTCGATTAAACTGATTGTGTACTCTAATAAAAGTTGTACACTTTGCTAGTTGCTTGAGTTTTTGAGCACCTACATATGTTAGTGTACTGCGCACACCACCTAAAATATCTTGAACTGTTGACATAACCTCGCCGCGATAAGGCACAAGAACTGTGCGTCCTTCACTGCTACGATAGTCTTTAAGACCTTCGAAATGTTTGTCGTTG